TTTCTTGGTAGAGGGTATGCTAGACCCAGTTAAGACGGCCAACGGCTATAACATCTACAACACGACCCTTTCCAAGAAGACTGCCGGCAGCCCCGACACCTACGGCATTTTGTTCGGTAACTTCAGCGACGTGCAGATTGGCTTCTGGGGCGGTGCTACTCTTATGGTAGACCCTTACACCAATATGAAGTCCTCAATCGTCGAAGTTTACGTAGAGCGCTTTATGGACGTAGCGGTATTGCGGGACGCTTCCTTTGCTTTGGCAACCGACGTTACTATCTAAAATGGCGAATAGCATTACATATACACCGCAAGCCATCGACCTAGCCGGGCTTAAGTCCTTCTGCCGGGTAGATGGTAGCGACGATGACAACCTTTTAACGTTCCTTTATGAGGCAGCGTGCGAAGAGGCTTTGAGTTACGCGCACGTGGTAGTAGGTAGTGCAGACATTACCAGCGACACAGTATGGGCGAGTTCTTACGAACTCCCCTACTGGCCGCTTGGTAGCGTTACTTCCGTTACAGTTTACGTAGAGGGAGTAGCAACCGCCGACACCGAGTACGAATTACTCGACGGCGTTATTAGCCCTTCCATTGGCGAAGAGGGCGACCGTATGGTTATTGTCTATACGGCTGGCTATGCCGCAGCGCCTAAAGACTTAATACACGCTATTTATCAGCGTGTGAAATTCGGGTACGACTTCGGCGACGATATGCCCTACAACGTCGGCCCGCGTTTCTTTGATCGTATCGTATTCCGTTACCGTAGGAATTTTGCATGACCCTAGACCGACGCGTAACCCTATACGAACCCACCACCAGCGTAAACGCTAGCGGCCAGGTTAAGCGCAGTTTTGCTAGCGCCGGGGATTTCTACGCCCAGGAAGTTATACCCGAAACGGGTACGGTAGGTAGCGAGTTATTCGTTAACGACCAAATGCAAAGCCAGTATTTCGTTACCTGGCGGTTGCGATACCAAACCGCTATTACCGCCGACTGGAAGGTAGGTTATAACGGTAAGTACTACGACATTATCGCCGTTACGCCCGAAGGGCGAAAGCGCTTTATTTTAGTTAAATCTAAACTGCGCGACAATGGCACCCTTTAAAAGAGGAGGATATATTAAAACCCAGTCGGGTAAAATCCAGCGTATCGAAGAGCTGCAAAAGGAGTTAAAGAAAGCCGGCACGCCCGAAGGTATGCGTTTTCGTGAGCTGCGTAAGCTTCTTTTAAAAGAGGCTACCCCGTTCGTTACGGGTTCACGCCAGGCGGCATACGAAAACATAGAGCGCAATACAATGCGCTACCGTCGCCGTACTGTTTACGGTGCAAAGTTTTATAGTCTTTACCATTCCATAGGCAAATGGGCCAACAAAGGAACCAGTAAAGCGTACGTAGTAGTCGGCCTTCGAAGTGAAAAGAAGAAGGGCGCTTACTACGCAAAAATGCAACTTTCCGGCGCAGACAAAACCAAAACCGTAGGCGTAGGCAAAGGACAACAAACCCACCCAGGCTACGTAAAAAATGGCATGGGTCATATTAGCCGACACACAATACCCGCAAAGGACTTTATCAGTAAAGGCGTAAATTCGGATGCGAATATGGCCAAGGTAGAGAAAATGCTAGAACGCTATTTAGACAAACGCCTTAAATCTTTGCTGGGGTGAACTACTTACAATACGTATACGACGCGGTAAACTCTGCCACTATGGAAGACGTTTACGCTTTGGCAGCACCCCAGGGTACTACGGCCGACCATATAGTAGTATCTATTCAAGGCGTAGACATTACCGAAAACAAAGACTTACAAGCTAGCGAAACTATTAGCGCTACGCTCTTCTTCCATTACGCAGACGCAGACGCGGCCCAGGCCGAGTTAGCACTTATACGCGACTATATTAAAACGGACATAGACTACATTACCGCTACTCTAGACGGTATACAGTTCTTCTACGACGACATTAACGAACGCGTATTATTAGCAGCAGATTTTCTTTTCATCCTTAATACTTAATAGTATGGCATCAATTTCCGGCGGCGAAATCCGCGTATTACTCTCTACCGATGGCGGTAGCACCTACAAAGGCTTCGCTTTAGAAAGCGACTGTTCTTTTGAAATGAACGCAGAAACGAGGGAAGTAACGTCGAAGGACGACGCAATTTTCCGTTCCTACGTTACCAGCGCCAAAAACTGGACTATTAGCGGCAGCGCTTTGTTCGGCGACGACGACGCTAGCAACTGGAACCCCGACGACCTTTACGCCTCAATCGGTGCGGAGGTAGATATTAAGATTACCCAATGCGCAGCCGGTACTACTACGCCCGCAACTGGTGAAACGAAGATTGAAGGTAACGCGATCCTTACGCAGCTTTCTGCATCATTCCCCGACAAAGACAACGGTACCTACTCTTTCTCTTTGCAAGGTACGGGCGCTTGGACAATCGGAACTAACTAAAATAAATAACTGCTATGGGAAAATTTACGCTGGGGGCAGCGCTTTTATTCGAGGAACTCACGGGCGGTAGCATTACCGACATGAGTAAACCAAAAATTTCGGACATGGTAGCCATGCTTTACGCCCAAGAATACTGGGACAAAAGCGACCGGCCCACGTTCGACCAGTTTAAGAAAGACATTTCCGGCGAAGACTTGTCTAACCTTACCCAGCGGCTTAACGGCCCTTTTTCCCAGCCGGCGGCCCAGTAGACGTACTGGGCTTGCTGGTGGGACGTTTGGGGATTAGCCCAAGCGAGGCCAAGAAGCTGACGAAAGACGAACTAGAAGCCGTAATAAAACACGGCACGGAACGTCAAAAGGACGACTGGAAACGTACACGATGGCTGGCAGCCGTGCTAGTTAACGTAAGCGGTAAGACGGTAAAAAAACATATATTGGAAACGGACTTACTTCGTTTTCAAGACGAACGAAAAGGTAACGGCTTTGCCGATTTTGTAAAGGCTGCACACAATGGCAAAAAACATTAACGTAAAATATATTCTAGGACTCGACGTTAACGAGTTCCGAACGGGTATGCAGCGCGTTAGCGGCACCCTTAACAATATGCAGAACCAGTTTAATAACCTGGGCCGCACTATTGGGGGAGTGTTTGCCATTTACCAAATAAAAGACTTTACCCAGGAAGCTATCGAAATGGGCAGCGCCTTGCAAAAGGCTAGAGCTGGTTTCGCACGCTTTGGGGATGAAGCAGACCTAGAGGGTTTACGCCAGTCTACCCGCGGTTTAGTTAGCGACCTAGAGTTAATGCAGAAGACCACAATGGCTGCAAACCTAGGTATACCTATTCAGCAAATGGGCTTAATGCTGGAATTTGCCAAACGCCGTGCAGATGAAACCGGGGACAGTATAGATTTTTTGGTAAATAGTATTGTTACTGGTATTGGCCGTAAGTCTTGGCAGAAGCTAGATAACCTTGGCGTAACTGCCGAGCGTCTTCGTGATGCTATGGGCGGCCTATCTATGGAAATGGCTACCGTCCAAGACGTAGCCGACGCAATGGCCAAAATAGCGACTGAAGAGCTGGGTAAGATGGGTAAGCCCATCGAAACGGCGGCAGACGAAATGGCCCGCCTTCGCGTAGAGTTCGATAACTTTAAAGCAGAGCTAGGGGTAGGACTTGGCGACATCTTCGTAAAGAGCTGGAAGAATTACAGCAACTTATTTAAGATGCTAGACGCCTTTGCTAAAGGTGAATTTAAACAAGCCCTAGGCTTTGGCGCTATGTTAGTGCCTGGGGAAAATGCTAGCGAAACTGGCGAGAATACCCAAGAAGAAAACATAAAGGCTACAATAGTTAGTATTGCAAGCCTAAAAAAGGAATTAGAAGCTTTAAACACCGAGTTTGAACAAACCGAAATAGGTACTAAACGGTTTAACGAACTGCGGATAGCAGCGGAAGAATTACAACAAAGAATAACGGACTTAACCCAGGGCGTAGTACCGCAGACCGAAGCGTTAGAACTAAACGCTAAAACTACGAACGACGTATATAACGCCCAAGAAAAGAGCTTACGCATAATGCGCCAACTACCCGACGCGGGTTTGGCCTATGCCGAAAGTATACAAATCATTAAGCGAAATATGGCCGAGCTTGAAGCACAAACGCAAGCTATTTCGGTTATTGGTTTAGAATTGGGTTACATATTTAGTTCGGCATTCCAGGCCGCCATAGTAGATGGTGAAGACTTCTTTACCAAAATGCGCCAAGGTATAAAGGCATACATTCAACAAATGATAGCCGCCACGGCTGCCACACTTACCCTGGCCGCTGCCCTTGCTATTATCTTCCCCAAAATAGGTTTTAACGCAGCCTTTAACGCCATAGGCGGGGGCATGGGCTTACCATTTGGTTTTAATGATAACAACCAATTAAGCCTACGCCTTTCGGGTACCGACTTTTACGGTGGAGTAGTTCGTAACACTAACCGAGTAGCTAGAAGCGGTGGCTAAACAGTTAATAGCATACGCAAATACCGAGGGGTACAATTTCGCTATATGGGCCATAGACGCACCTTTTAGCGCAACCCCTTACGAGTTTACGGTAGCGTCCTGGTCTATTCGGTACGAAGCCCTAGACAATAACCAGCCTGGTATTATTCCGGCCATCTGCGACCTAGAGGCCCTAATTACTCAAGGCACGCTATCGGACAACCTACGCGACATTCTAGAGGATGCCGGCGGTATGTACTTCCTTCGCATACGCCAAGGCACTAACGTAGTGTATAACGGCTTTCTTACGCCCGACCTGGGCAGCGTCGAACTACGCAACGGCCAGCGCTTTATTAAGCTAGTGGCTAACGACGGTTTCCAAATGATGGAAAAGAGTAGCCAAATTTACCAGTTTAGCGGAGTAAAGCCCTTTACTACCCAGCTCTACGAAATATTCCTTTATTTCGATTTTTGGGACGTTTACGACGGCTATGCTATAAGTGAACACTTCGAGCCTACGAGTGCCGTAGACACGACGAAAGGGGGCTTATATTGGACGGGGTGCATACAAGAGGGACTGTACTACAAGAATAACGACGGTAAATACAATTACCGCACCTTCCGCGAGGTACTAGAAGACATCTGCAAGACCTGGGGCCTTCAGCTCTTCCAGGATAAAGGTCTACTGGTATTTCGTTCCGTGTATTTAGAGACTCCGGCGTGGTATAATTTCTACGTAACTAACGGCAGTTTTTTAGGACGTATTACCGGGTACACCCCAACGCCTTTAACGTCTTCGGTATACACGGACGGTAACGAACTATATAAGCCAGCAACCCGCCAGGTCTTTATTACCCACGATCAGGTAGCTAGCGACTACATACGAAGCGAAAGCGCAACGTATAAAGCCCGCTATAACTACTACGTAGCCGACGTTACCCCAACCGGGGCTAACCACATGGACTACTATGCGGAGTTAAGAGCTAGGGCAACTGTTCAAGACGGTTACCCATTCCAAACGGTCGAATTTACTTTTTACGTATACATTCAGTTCGGCCCCTATTGGTGGAATGGTACGGCCTGGAGTTTAACGCAGACGGCCAACGAATTTAAGAAGCAACGTAACATACAAAACGTTACCGGTTCACCCACCATAGAAGACTTCCAGTACTCCTTAAATAACTGGCACACGGGCGACCTACCTAACATAGGTTCGGAACCTTTATATATTACGGTAGAGGCTATTCAAACGCTAGGCGACGATTTAGACGGTTTTGCTACTACGTCTACTATGGTATTCGTATACCATGGCGACAACCCTAACGCTACCGAATACTACGCAGACAATACCAAGCGCCGTAATGGGGTGGACGTAAGCTTAAATACTACCATAGCCGACCGCTGGCAAAGTAGCCCCGTCGACACCCCAATAGCGGGTGAGATACGCCGGTTCTTACTTTCCGACCGCGTTAGCAATGTAGGCAACCTTACCTGGGATGCAGATAATAACCTACTAGTTACTAAAGTGGCAGTAGAAATGGGTAAGACGGCTTTTAAACCGCAGCAGTACTACGAGCTGGAACTAAATACGCCCATAAGTTATAACCATACCCTTACGTGGGGTGGGGTAAACTACAAGCCGCTTAACTTTTCTTTTGACCAATACGGTACCAATGTAACGTACCGCCAATGGGTCTACGGGGATATATTGACCGACCCAAATAAAAATAGACCCGACCAAGAAATATGATA